TTTTCTGCCATGATCTATATAATTATATAATTTGTTCCATCAAATTGAACCGTTACCGATTCATTTAAACTTGTTAAATTCTTTGTTGCACTGCCATCTATTGTGCCACCACCGCTGACCCTTAATTGAAAAGTATTAGCTGCATCTGTCTTTTTAGCTATCCACGTTTTGCCTATTGTCGGAGTCGCTAATAAAGTTAATACTACATTACCACCTGAAGTATCACCTAAATAAGTAGTTACACTTTCTTCCGCATCAACCGAAGCATTAATATTAAGTAAACTACCGCCACCCTCTCTAGTATTATTTATATAAACTGATCCACTTAAACTAATTGTAGTATCATCAGTATTTAATAATGATACATTTTCCGTATTCGCCTTAACAACATTTCTATTGCCTCTAATTATCATATTACTACAATTACTAAATACCTTATTATTATCACCAACTATCATTATATTTTTAGCACTTTTACTAACGTAATTATTTTGACCTGATACACTGATATTTAAATTGCCTAAACTATTGCCATTCTTTTTGCTGCCACCACCAGTCGCAAATAAAGGCAGTTCAAGACCTGCTATTAAACCTACACCGCCAACTGCGATTGCAGTAGTAGGCGTAAATGTATCAACGTCTTTAAGTTTTAGAAATTCGCATTTTGTTAAAGGGTTGTTAGGGTTGTAATTTTCTATTTTGTTTAGCCTAAAATAAGCATTTTCAAATCTGAATATTTTACGAAATGATAAATCTCTTATGTCTGTAGGCTGCAAATAAAACCACCCCCTAACTATCTTACTGTCTTTATCAGTAATTTCATCAATCATTTTTTTATAATACTTATTAAAAAGATTGTTATCAGTAAGCGTTATTTGACCAGACACCTGGTTATCATCCCAATAAATTTCACGAGTCAAAGAAAATCCAATATCAATAGTTGGAGTATAAGGATCATTGTACATCCCCGAAAAAGGGTAATCTGTTTTAGTAGTTCCACCGCTTTGATCTACATGCCGCCACTGCTGACCTGTTGATTTTAAACCGCCCCACTGTAATATTCTAATATTGCTTTCTGTTCTTTGAGCCTGTCCGTTTTTATCAGTCTTAATAATAGTAGGTATTACTCTATCGTACCACCATTGACCAACTGAAGGAGTAGGTGAAAAGATAACATCAGTAGTAAATTCATTCTTTAAAAAATCATTATCAAATTCATTATATAAATAATCACCATAAGATCTATTCCAAGTATCAGTATATAATAAATTATAATAATCCTTATCTTCTTTATATTTATACATATAATCTTTATTGTCAGTAGCACCCATCGGTAACAATTCTAACGCTTGATTATAATCTAGTTTTTGAGTCCAATCAACAATATTAGCACTACCATCTAAATAAAAATCTTCTCTTGGTTCTATAATTAAATTACGTTCATTACTAGCATCTGTCTGAACATATAAATTAAACATCTTTACAATGCTCATAAAGAAATCTTTTTGTTTTACTTTCTCGGGCACTGGTGCATTCATATCTATTGTTAACCCCTCTACTAAATTATTATTAACAACTGTGTTTTTAAAATAACCAGAAAGTATCTTTAGTTTATACTCACCACCGCTATGCTCTTCAGTTCCTAAATATGGAGTTGATGTGTCTAAAGCTACATCTGAATAGTTAGGTGCATTAAATGAGTTCATAATTCTGCTATATAAACCTACTTTAATTTCAACTTTAATTTGTTCGTTTTGCAATAGATTAACATTACTAGCCTGAACCGTATATTGATTACATGGATTATTATTATTTGTATTATAAGCCCAATAAATCCAAACCCCCGCATATCCATAAATACCAGATTGCATACCATTTGTAGAGTAATGCAAATCGCCAAAAGTAGGTGAAGCAGCAGTAGTATAAGTAGAACCTAATGTTAAAGCAGTTGTTTGATCGTTTGCTATTCCTACTTCTACTTCATCTAAAGTAGCTATAAAACTCCCGCCACTATCATAATGATTAAGTTGTAATAGTCCATAAATTGTAGTGGCATTATAGAAATCGCCACTAAATGAAGGCATTGATGCAGGTACAGTCATTATGCCTTGAAAAATATAAGAGGCTATGATATTATAAGCACCATCTAAATTAACTGTATATACGCCAGTAGTTGTATTATGAACATTTGAAGTATCATAATTTTCAGCAGTATTATAAGTAGTTTCTAATTGTGGATAACTAGCACCAACTATTGATGGATCAACATTGTAAGTATCAGCACCAGAACTATTAGCAAAAGTCAATGTATCACTTGAGGTGCTAGAAAAATAAGGTGTATTAGCTTTAAATATTCTAGCGTTTATACCTGCTTCAGTAATCTTAAAATCTTTAGAACCATAAGGAACTATTAATGTTTTAAAAAAAGCACTATCTATAAATGCACTTGTATATGTATAATCTACTGCTTTAAATATTTCATTTAGATATTTCCAAACTGTAATAGCAGGATAAAAATCTTCTACATACCAATCTTCAGTAAAACCTTGCTGAAAAGTGCCATAATTAATATCGTAGTTTATCATAGGATAAACATAATTCTTCGATGGATCTATTGGATTAACCCAAGTAGCTAATTGATTCGCTTTATTATATACATGATCTAAACCACTCATATCTAAATCAGTTAACAAGCTACCACCTACATCTGTAATAAAATCACCTAACCTACCTGTAATAGTTACTTCATAAATAACATCATCAGTATCAGTTATATTAATTTGTTTTAATTGTAAATAACCATCAATATTTATTTCGCCATCTACCAAATAAACTACGCTTGTTTTTAAATTAGGATTAAACGTTTGCAGTGCTAAATTAACTTCAAAGCTATGTTCGAATATTTTATTTATAGTCTTTGATCCTGGCAGCGTAATTGTTTTACTGAAATCGGCTTTTCGAGTATCAGGCTTTGCTATATCAGAAATATTAAATGTTAAATTAGGATTTAAACTCTCTAATAATTCAACCCTTTGACCTCCAATATATAACTCTTCTTTTACCATCTTTGTCTATAATTATCCATTCCAAATTCTAAAGTGATTTCTAAATTAAATACAGTATCTACAGTGCTTAATTTCTGCTCCCAATTACCATCTATATTTTGAACAGGAATTCTTTTGCCACCTTCATGTAGATATATTTCAGGACTAGATAGCATTTCTAATAAGAAATTAAATTGATCTACACTAACCCAATCACTTGTTAATTTCATTTTAGGCTTACTGGCTGTATAGTATTGAGTCTTTTGCCTATCACTAATATCATAAGTTATAACACCACTAGACATATTATCCTCATTCTGCTTATAGAATTTACGCTCTATATCTTCGATCATCCTACTAACTTTAGTGAAATTAAAAAAGTCAAAACCACCTAAACTATTTAGAAATTCAATACGCCTTGTTTCATATCTACATTCACTTGTAATACTAAAGTAAAATGGTTCACTAGCTTGAGAAGCATTATCATACAAAGTCAGTGAATAAGCATCTACTCCACTACTTGGTATATATGGCGGACTCCCAGCAATATTGTTTATGCTAGTTGGAGCACATGCTAATCTAATATGATTATCTGTAGCACCTGCTGTTAGGTTAATATTATGATTTGCAACGCCCACCCCTGCTAAATAAGTAGTTAATATAACTTTAGTTATAGGGTTGCTGACATCATCATATAAGAAATATAACCAACCCTCATCTGTTAGCTCTACTTTTGTAGTATTGTCATCTACTGGTGTTGCTCCTCTTGGTGCATTTGTTAACCATTTTCTAGTTGCCGCTGTTACTGTATAATTCTGATAGTAATTAGGAGTTTGCCAATCATAGAAATTAACAACCGTACCACGATAATTAGGCAATGAGCCATTAAATATAATTATAGCTTCAGATGTTTCAGACGATCCATCCTTATCATAGGTCATAGCATAATCAGTAACCCACGCTTCTGTGCTTGTATTATAATAAACTTCACCAAACTTAAAAGTAAATGTTTTCCAACTTTGTGGATTATCTGCAAAAGCATCAGTGCTGCCTATTGTGCCTAAATTAGTTGTTAAGTAGCTTTCGCAAATACCATGAACATCTGCTCTACCATAATTGCTAGTATCCATAGGAATCTTTAAACGCCCTAATAATGTAGCTCCATCATATACGTCAACTACATACTTAAATCCAGGATATGCTAATAATGTTGCGTTTGTTTCTTCTAATACAAATTCAATAGGATTATATATTGTTCTATAATCATCAATCCAACTTTTTAAATATAAAGCCATAATTTATGTTTTAGTTCCTTTTTTAAATATCTCTTTAATACCATCAAGTATTGCATCAACTCCAGCTTCTTTTATTTCTGAAACAAATTGTTGATATATATTTCCAATTAACCAATCTTGCTCTGCATTGTCATAATAATGACTTCCTTTAGTTCCCTTTCTAAATAAAGATTGCCTCAAAGCAAATACATTAATTCCATGCCTTTGTGCCCATCCGCTTAACTTCTCAACACTTGGAAAAGGTGGGTTTTTGTCTTTATACGAATAAGGTGTATTTGGCCGCTCAACTCTAAACCCACTAACTCCTTTATTAACAAAATCATAATAGTCAGCTAAATATAGATGAGCAATATAAGTAGTATTAAAAACAGTTATTGGCATTCTTACAGATTGTCTTAATTCACCTGTGTCTAAATGTTCAGATTCATCTAGTGATTCAATTACTCTTCTGGTTATCCTAATCGCAACATTATTCATTACATCACCTAAAGAGGTTGGATTTGAAACTATCTCATTTGCCTTAACAAATTGATTCGCCTTTCCAACTAATAAATTTCCAGATATATCAGCATTTGCCATTATCGTTTTATTTTCCTCATGTGTTCTTTTCGCTTTAGATCTTCCATTCTTTGCTTATCCTTATAATAGCAACAGAGATTTAAAACACCTATAACATTCATGTTTATAAAATAATCCCATTTATCAGCTCTACTGTTTGTTAAATTATCTATCAAGCTGAACCATCCCCATCTACTAGTAAAGTTTTCGCTTCCTTCATTTTTACTACTGCCTCCTGAACTAAAAAAGTTTTTATAGTTTGCATTAAACTTGGATAACGAGTGTAAAAAAAAAAGGCTATTGGATATGCAAGAGATATTGACATATTCTTTAATAAATTATCTTGTGTTTTATAGATTAAGCTATTATCCATTTTAACAGGTTTCCATTTAAACCACTTTTTCTCAACAGGTCTGCAAATAACAGTTAATATTTTGTGTAGATTATCAAACATAATTCCCTCATCTTCACTAGCTTTTTGCATTATTTCCATAATAGAAACATACTCTCCAAACAACATTTCTTTAGCGTCAACCATAAACTCATAGTTTTCTTTACCAACCTTAAATCTTTTAGCATTTAATTTAGTTGGTATTTCTGTCTCTAAAAACTTCATTTTTTCTAACACCTTATAATATTGAGGAAGTGTCAGGTTCATTATATCCTCTCTTTTTTTATCAGTTAAAACGGTCAACATATTAATTGCCTTTGTTACTGGGTCTTGCTCAACCTCTAATACAGGTCTTAATTTAAT